GCGCATCGGCATCCATTTGTTGTTGACCCACTCGCTCGCCGCGCTGCCGGTCGGGTGCACGATCAGCGAGTCGAGTGGCGTGTACTCGTGCCAGGCGCCCAGCGTCGGCTGAATGATCGAGACCGTCTTGCCCCACTGCGCCGAGCCCCGGATGGTCACTTCCCGGCTCGGGTGCTCCGGCGAGAGCACCTGGTGAATCTCGCGCAGGAACTCGAAGCGCGCGATGTCGAACGGACCCGAGATCGGCGAGCGCTCGTCAAACTCGATGTTCTCGGTGCACCAGCGGGTGATGTCAGGGGGCGGCGGCGGCGCCATCGCCGCGGCCATAGCCGAGCAGACCACATGTCGCGCCGACGCAAGAAATCCCATCAGAAATCGACCTCGTCCTCTTCGGCGTCCATCATGGCCGCTGTGGCCTCTTCGGCCATGGCCTCGGCCCGCGCGCCCCGATGCTCGCGCCAGAGATCGATCACGAGTTTCCGCGCTTCCTTGAAATCGACGCCGTGCTCGTCGGCGATCGCTCGAGCAGCGCGGCGCAGGAAGTCCTCGACCTGTGCCAGCTCGCGCGATAGTGCACGCGTAGCTTCGCGCGCGGCCTTGTCCGCCAGCACAACGCTTCCTTCTTCGAGCATGTTCTGCCGGCGCAGACGCCGCGCCTCTTCCTCGACCTTCTGGATCCGCGCGAGTTCATAGCGGTCCGGATCATTCCGGGGCAGCTGCCCATCCTGCCTCGGGGTCGGCGCGCTCGCTTCGGGCGCACCCGGTGCAGTTTCACCATCGCGCAGCCGGCGCTTTGTCTCGGCGCCGTTGCCGAGCATCTGGCCGGGGTCCAGCCTCTGCTCGAGGACCGCGCGGACCCTGTCGACGTTGAACCGCCGCGCCCGCCCGGCGCCGGTGAAGCACCCGTCGAGCTTGCCCTCCGAGACGTACTGGCTGATGCGGCCCTTCGAGAGGCCAAGCTCTTTTGCAAGTTCGGTCGTGTTCATCTGCGACCTCCCAAGTCGTTTAGCTTCATCCCCTTGGTTTAGTCAGGAGTTTAGGCTTTTTCAGTTGTTTAGAGAGGCAAAACCCATGCCCTTAGCCGCCCCGTATACGGGGCGGTTTCCAGGAGGGACCCATGGATTTCGGTTAGTAGTGGCTTGTAAGCCCGCAGATCGGCCAACTGCAGCGTAGTCACACACCCACAGGCGCGAGAACCAGCCATTCCGACTCCGAGATGCAATCAGGCGTTGTCAGCTCGGGTTAGAATCTGCCAGCATCGGAACATGAACGGCCAGTGCCGCAAAACACTCACAACCTTGAGCAGTCGATCTTTTCGCAGGGCAGCACCAGTGGAGTGAGCAATGTCGACAGAATGGACAAACATCCAAATCATGGAGTGCCAATCCGAGATTGGCGCGACGGTCACCGTGTTCAAGCAATCCGACGGAGAGCATCAACGTTACGTCCTTGGGAACGGGCGCCCTATCGCCGCGCACCAGGATGGAACATTTACCATCCCGGATTCCAACACTGTTCTCAGCATCACGAGCTTCTAAACGAAAACGCCCGGGCGGAATTCTCCCCCCGGGCGCAAAAACTTTTGATGATGCCAAGATTACCAGAAGCGTAGCGACTGCAGCTAGCTACTGCTTTACGAGGCTTTCGTCGTTACTCGGTCGGGGCGGTGGTGCCCATACCCGCGCCTTCGGTCCCGTTGTTCATCTCGGTCCCTGTGGCGCCCATAGCATCGCCGGTCGCCGGCGGGGGCGTCTGCTTGTCGCGATACTGGTATTCGGGAGCGGCATCAGCCTCTTCGCGGGTCATCGCCAGCTGGATGGCATCACCATCATATTGGATGTCCAGTTCGCTGTAATCGACTGCGATGTCTTTCTCACCCATGCCAAGGAAGCCACCCACGCCGAGGATAACTGCCGTGATCTGACCATCCTCGGTGATGATGAAGTCCTTGATGCTGCCGATGGTTTCACCATCCGGCGACGTCACGCTGGTGCTGAGAAGCCAGTCGCCGAGCATCTCGGCACTATCCTGCTGCGAAACGACTGCATCGGAGGTTGCGATAGGTGCAGCGGCTTCATCCGTGGCTTCATCCATGGTCGCAGTGCCGTCCGTCTGGTCGGTGGGCACATCCGCGGAAGGTGCGGCGGCGGGAGCGTCTGCGGAGGGCGCTTCTGCAGGAGCCTCGGCGGCGGGCGCGTCGGTGGACATGTCAGCGCCGTTTGCCGGTGCCTCGCTTTCCATCTGCTCTGCGGGCGCCTCGTCGGTGGGCGTCAAAGTCGTGTCCTGAGCCCAGAGAGGACCGGCGGCGAAGGGAAGCGCGATCACGGAGATGTACAGGTACTTTTTCATGGTCTTCATCCTCCTAAGGTACACGGCAAGAACCCAGAAGGAGGTCTCGACGTTCCGGCCCTCGTCGATCCCAAGCGGAATTCCACTGCATAATTCGGCTTCTAACGGCGAAACACTGCCCACAATCGCGCCATGCGCCGCGATCCGGAACCAGCTCTGTCGTCGAGCGTTCTTCGCGCCTGCGGGTCTCCCAAAAGCATCGCGCCCGGAAGGATTTCTCCTTCGGGCGCGGAAACTTTCGATGATGCCAAAATGACCAGAAGCGCAGAGGCCGTCAACCCCTCCCGCGCCACATCATCGTCCGCCGCCCTGCCATTCCGTCGACGACGCACAGAAGCGCAGACAGCAGGCCGACGATATCACGCGCCTCGTAGTCGTCGATGACCACCCTGAGCGCCTCGGAGCGCGCTGCCTTGTCGGTATACCCGAGCCAGCCCTCAAGCCGCATAATGGCCGAAGTCGCAGCCCGCTGCTTCTCTTCGTCGGTGCGCTCGTCGAGCGGCGGCGTCTCAGCATCAGCTGACATCGCCTCGATCGGGACGAGCAAGCGTAGACACTTGGGGTGACGAGCCGGTGCCCCAATTGCCCGGTCATGTGCGACCTGCACGCGCCGCATATGCTGGATGGCATCCCAGAGCCTGGCGCGTTCATCGTGATCGCACACTGCTGCTGCCATAGCTCGTCCCGCAGCGCAGCCATACCAGGGCGCTCGAGCTTCACGTCGCCCGGCGGCGTTGTGCGTCAGGCCGTTTTGACGGCAGCGCACGGCCAGAGGCGCAGCCGACGGGTCTCGATCATCCACCGTTCTCTTGGCTCGACCATTCGGCTCGCGCCTCTTGACCGGCGCTAACCCAGGCATCTCGGCCAGTTCTTTCTTCGCTCGGCGCCGCGCGCCCTTGCTATAGGTCTTCATCCTGCTCTCGCCCTTTTCCGGCAGTTCTTAATTTTGCGCTTGCGGCAGCAGCGCCATCGCCCGACGCTCCATGCCTTCGTACCAGCGCAGCCACTTCTCATCGCCGTCCCGAGCCATGCCCCTGCGCAGCCGATCGCGCACAAGCTCGACCTGACGGTTCCATTCTTCAGCCTTCTCGCGGATTGCACGGCGCTCGCCGTCATTGATCGGCGGGCGTTTGCGCTTTTCCAGAAACCGGAACTCCGCAACCAGCACGCCCTCGAGGAACGCTTGCGGCCCGCGCGCTGACCGAAACCAGCTGAGGATCGTCGGGTGCTCTTCGATCGGTCGCGGCGCGACGGCATCGGCAACCACGCAGATCGTCGCCATCGTCGGCCAGGCGTCCCGGGCCTTCCCCTCACCCCGGTACCGCAGCATGTCGCGCAGCGTCCCGAGCTGCTCATCCGTCATGTAGGTCAGTGCGTCGGCGAGCTTCACCATAAAGGTGTCGTGCGCATCGAGCTTCACGTTCCCCGGCTTGCGGAAGCCATGCTCGGTCAGCGGCTCGATCAGCAGGCGCCTCACCCTGCCCCTCTTCGTTTCGGTGGTGGTCTGCTCTTCCGTCATGGCCATCCCCTTCTCTCAGCAAATCCTGAGTTATCCACAGGTGTCAGCGGTTGGTTTGAGGTCCGAGCGGAAATTTCTTTTCATTTCTGTCTCTTCTCCTCTCTTAGAGCCGACAGAATGTCCGAAGTTCTGTCACGCTTCTGAACGGTTCTGTCACACGTGACAAAACCGGTTGGTTTCTCATCTGCGGTAATCGGTGGTCCCGAGGTACTCCATGCCCTCGAGGATGCGCACGGCAGTGCGGTTGCCGTGCGGGTAGGTATCGAGAAGCCAGCGGTGCAGCATCACGATGTAGCGTGGATTCGAGGCCAGGTTCTTGGAGCCGATATCCTCGACGCTCTTGCGCAGGCGGCTGAGCGCCTGTCGCTCCTGATCGGCCGACTTGCGATCCTGATCCTTGTGCTTCCACTTGAGCGCGTCGAGCGCCACGCCCGTGACAAAGCGGTTCATCAGGCGGATTTCGCCCGTACCGATGATCCGGCACCGCGTCCAGCCGTGGAGCGGGCTGATCTTTCGGCGCAGGTAGCCCTCCCATCGCGCTAGAGGGATGTCCATCATCCATGCTTGGCGCTGCGGCTCGGCGGGGATCGTGCCGACCGGGTCCTGCAACTGGCATTTGGACCAGAGAGCGAGCGCGAGGCCGATGACCTCCCAGTCCTCAATCTCCTTGCAGGCCTTGAAGAAGTCGCTCTCAAGGAAGGATGTGTGGTGAAGCTTGAAGTAGCTATGCGTCTCCAATCTCTCGCCCGCCGGCACAGGATATTCTGGCAGGTCGGTGACGTCCGACACGCGGGTCAGGTTCATGGTGCTCATCATGCTCCCCCCTTGGAATGTGCCTGGACACGCAGCGACCATAGGGCCGCCATCTCCACCTCGAGCGCGTATTTCGCCGCGCCGAACGCGGTCTCGTTGCTGTACAAGCGCGCCGCAACCACCTCGCGGGCGCGGGCGTGCGCAAGGGCGACGTCATCGCCAGGCGCCACATCTGGAAAGGCGTCCAGCGCATCGCTCAGCGCGATGATGGCGCAGCCGCACAGCGTCATGCCGCCCTTGTGCAGAGCAAGCGCAGTGGCAGCGGTCACAAAGGATGCGCGAGCGGAGCCGGTCATTGTCCCACCCTCCGCGCAGCGCCGCCGGTCATTCCGGCCCGATGAAGCATCCGCCAGACGGTGGTTCGCCCGACGCCCAAAGCGGTCGCGATGTCATCCAGCTTTGCGCCGGATCGCCGCATCTTCACCGCGCAGTCATCGCCGCCATTGCGAAGACGGGGCCGAACACCGTTGGGAAGTGGATCGCCGTCACGCTTGAGGGCGCGCGATAGGCGCCCCCGACTGCATCCGGCTCGATCTGCGACATGCTCGAGCGACAAGCCGGACCGCCGCAGCTGGCGGGCCTTCTGAATGTCGATTGACGTAATGTCTGCCATGGCCATCTCCGTCACCAATAGGCAGCGGACAGGTCCGCCCCTCCCTCAGCCGCTTCATCCGCCTCTCTGACGCGGTTGGTGCGGACTCGAACCTGGTGACTCGCGAGACCGCTGGACTTCGCGATTTCACCGCTGAACGTGCCGCCGGCCCGGCTTTTGACGAGTGCGAGGAGCGCCTCATCGTCGGAACGTGTCGGGGTGCGATAAGCCATGGGCGTTCCTCAGAAGAAGGCCGGGGCCGAAGCCCCGGCAGTTCCGACAGGAAAACGCGGGGCATTCAGCCGCACGCGGCCCCGCTTCGCGCCACGCACGGAGAACGGCATCCCCCGAGCGACTGAATTGACGTGCGGGCCGGACACCGCGTTTGCGATGCAAGGCGGCGTCATGCCGCCCTCCGCTCGCCCATCTCCGCCTCAAGCGCCGTCGACAGGGCCGCGCCGTGCTCGACCATGGCGATCAGAACCTTGTCCGCCGACGGGCGGTTTGTGGCGTTCCACCAGTTGCAGGCGGTCGAGAACCGCACCTCGAAATGCACAGCGACCTCTTCCGGATTCCGGAATTCGGCGTGCAGGAACCGGCACCACACCTCGGGAGCCGTCACCCGGACGGCGAACCGGTCCAGAATCTTGGGGCGGGACAGACGCTGGGCCCACACGGCAGGTTGGTCGCATGTGTTATCTACGGCGAGATGGAGTTTGGGCATGAACATTTCCTCAGGCGGCGGACCTTCCCCGAACCGCAACACGCGGTCGGGCAAGCTCCTCGAATGTCAGGGAGTGGCCACGCCTCTTTGCCGCTTCCACGATCTCGAAATCGTACTTGGCGGGTATGCTGCCGCGATGCTTCCATGCGGCGACCGTCGAGTACGGCTTGCCGAGGTCCAAAGCGAGCTCTGCCATGTTTGGCCATATGTGGGAGATGTGATCCATAACCGCTATGGCTACGCACATTGCGTATCGCAGTCAATACGCACATCAGTAAATGCGATCCGCAATCCGTTTATCTACGATAGAGCATCATGACGTGAGGCTCACCGTGCTGGAACACCAAGGCGACTCCCGAGACGCAGTTGCGGCTCGCATCTCTCGCATCCGCGAACTCAGCGGGCTGAACAAGAAAGACTTTGCGTCTCGCCTGGACATGTCTCCTCAAGCGTGGGGTGACTATGAAAACGGCAAGCGAGACCTTCCGCTATCAATCGCAAAGAAGCTTCGCAGCGTCTACTCTATTCCGCTAGATTTCACATACTTTGGTATCAGGTCCGATCTCCCGCACAGGATTGCGACTGAACTGTAAGGCAGCCCTTCAGTAAAATCGGCCCAAAAATCCAGAGGCAGCCCGGACGATTCCCGCGCTGCCTTTAGCAGTTTAAGCAGGCATTCATCGGCTTCTTCTGAAGATTTCGACACGCCGCACCCCTCAAATGTTCTCATTTCGTTCACGTTAGGCAGCCGACTCACGCGAGGTCAAGAGGCCCTGACGTGAACCCGCGACAGAACGAAGTCATCGACGGTCGCTGGTGAACGCGAACCCGAATGATACGCATATTGCGATTTTTCTAGGTTGACACTACGCATATTGCGTAGCTAATTGAAGGTACATCCGCCGAAGACGCACCAGCCGATCGCGGAGAAACCTTCCTTTGGAGACGCTATTATGCCGGACCAATCGACCCAACAGTTCAGCGCCCTCGCCGCTGGCCTCACGAACCCAGAAGTCCCCCAGACCCTCCCTTCCGCAGCGCACCAGCTCTGGCTGACAGCCAAAGAGCTCCGCGGCACGCCGATTGACGGCGAGCGCCTGCAGCGCCTGGAAGCGATGCCGTCGCATTACCCGGCGGTTCCCGCCGGTGGGGCCACGCTCGGCGAGGTCGCAGACGGGCTCGAGCGGGCGCGCCCGGCTATCAGCAAGGCAGTCGAGGAAGCCCGCCCCAAGCACGATGCGCGGCGCGCAGGCTTCCTGACCCGCTTTCTTCCCCACCATCCGGGCGGCGACGCGGCGTGAGCCGCGTCCATCGCTCGACATCACCCCCGCGACCCCATGGCAGGCGGCATCCCGATGCAGGCACGTTCATCCTCCCTCCCATCGCCTGAGCGCGGAGAGGCAGCGAGAGCAGAAGCCACCACTCACGGACACCACGCCCTCTGTCTCTCACAGGCCCGCGCTGTCGTCGCGGATGTCGCCTGCCATGGGATCGCCGAGATCATCCGCGCCTGCTCGGTGATCGTGGATCGCACAGACGATCCCAAAGAAGCGCATTCGGCCCGCGCGCTGCGCGGCATTCTGGAAGGAGAGCAGACGTGATCAGCAACGCCATCCGCCACCGCGAGCGGTACCTCGATGATTTTTGCAGAGGCATGTGCTGGGGCCTCGGCTTCGGGCTCGGCGCGGCCTGCGTCGGAATTCTCGCGGTCGTGGTTCCCTTTCTCTGATGGGGGATCATCCGAACCCCGATGATGTGTTCCGCGCCAACTCGAAGACCGCGCGGGACGCTTTGGACAAGCTCGCCAGAGAACTGCGTACGGAAGACCAGCACGACCGCGCGGCGATCTGCGAGAGCGCCAGCCGCGTGATCGACACCACCAGCCGGGGCTACATGCTCGCGACAGAAGAGATCAGGCGCCTCAGCCCGATCGAGGATCCGTTCTGGATGGTCTGCCGCAAGCCTCGACACCCCGAAGCGAAGACTGAGCCGAAGCGCCGGTTTCCCCGCATCGAGGCTGCACGTGATGAAGCGCGCCGACTGGCATGCGCCCTTGGCGTTTCCTTCGTCATCCTGGTCGCGATCGAGGAGATCGCGCCGCAGGACACCAAGCCGGGGCGCCTGCCCCTCTGAATGCAGGGCATGAGGCCCGCATCTCCTCGCCGCGACCCAGCACGGATCGTCTCTGCCCCCCACAGACGAATGCGGCGAGGGGCAACAATCCCAAGAGGACTGAGCATGCTGATGCCCCAAGATGCCGACTTCCAGGTAGACACCGCAGCCGCCGAAACCGCAGGCGCCGACATGGCTCACGCGGCGTCGCGCAAGCGCACCCCCATGAAGGAGACTGCCGAGGATAAAGCGGTATCCGATGGCGCCTACGGCGTCGCTGCCGGTGAACTGAAGCAGTTCATCGAACGCTTCGAGCGGCTCGAGATTGAGAAAATAGAGATCGCCGATCAGCAGAAGGAGGTGATGGCCGAGGCAAAGGGGCGCGGCTACGACACGAAGGTCATGCGCAAGGTCATCGCCCTGCGCAAGCGGGACCCGGACGACGCCGCCGAGGAAGCGGCGGTGCTCGAGATGTACAAAGCCGCGCTGGGGATGGACTGATGGAGACGTTCAACCATCTCTCGCGCGAACAGCTGGAAGCCATCGGCCAAGCGCAGCTTGGCGCCAGCGCGCCACGCAAATCCGCAGCCTTTCCGCTCCTCAGCGATCAAGAGGGCCAGGGCTTCGGCGAGGGCTCGCAGGGGCAGCCCCGCGCCGGACGCGCGCCATTGCCGTCGGGCTGGTGGGCAGCGGTTGTGATCTTCGGCATCATCGTGACGGGCGGCATGTGGGTGATCTGCGCCGCGGTCGAGCAACTCGGCGTGACGATCCGCGCGATGGCGGCATTCCTCGAGGCGCTCTTCTGATGGGCGACACCTTCGACCTCCCCGAGCTGCCCGACCGCGCCTTCACCGGCTTGCCGCTGATCGTCGACAGTTTCGCCGGCGGCGGCGGGGCCAGCACTGGCATCGAAATGGCGCTTGGCCGCGGGCCCGACGTCGCGATCAACCACAATCCGGCGGCGCTCGCGCTGCATGCGGCGAACCATCCCGAGACGCTGCACCTGTCGGAGAACGTCTATCGCGTCGATCCGCTCGACCACCTTGCGGGCAAGCACATCGGCCTCATGTGGTTCAGCCCGGACTGCAAGCACTTCAGCAAGGCGAAAGGCGGCAAGCCGGTGGCGCGCAACATCCGCGATCTCGCGTGGATCATCCCCGGGTGGATCGAACGCATCCAGAAGAGCGGCGGCCGCGTCGACGTGGTGCTAATGGAGAACGTGGAGGAGTTCGCGGGCTGGGGGCCGCTGATCGAGACCGAGCGCGGGTTGATGCCCTGCCCGGCCCGCAAAGGCGAGACCTTCGCCGCATGGTGCAAGGCGATCCGCAAGCTCGGCGGGAAGATCGAACGCCGCGAGCTGCGCGCTTGCGACTACGGCGCGCCGACCATCCGCAAACGGCTCTTCGTCTGCATCCGGTTCGACGGTCAGCGCATCGTCTGGCCCGAGCCGACGCATGGCGCGCCGGATTCGGATGACGTGAAGGCGGGCAAGCTGCAGAAGTGGCGCACCGCGGCGGAATGCATCGACTGGTCGCTGCCGTGCCCGAGCATCTTCGACACCAAGACCGAGATCATGGCCAAGCACGGGCTGCGCGCCGTGCGCCCGCTGGCCAACAACACCCTCGCCCGGGTCGCCAAGGGGCTGCGCCGCTACGTGCTCGACGCCGAGCGGCCCTATCTCGTTTCAACCAATTCGCCCATCGGGGCGTCAGGAATGGTGGGAGGCTTTCCGGTTGCTGCAGCGCCATATCATGCGGAGGAAACCGGCGTATGGATGACCGGCACGAGAAGAGGTCATAGAGGGACGCCGCTTCGCTCTGGCGTGACAGCCGGAGAGACGGCACCTTTTCTCGCCAGCATCGCGCACGGCGACAGCGGCGGCCGCCGGGAATACCCGCTGACCGAGCCGCATGGCGTCGTGACCGCAGGCGGAATCTCGCACGCCCTGGTCGCGCCGGTCATGGCCACGATGCGCAACAGCCAGAAACCGTGGCAGAGCGTCACCGAGCCCGCCCATACCGTGACGGCGGGCGGCGCCGGGCTGACACTGATCGCTCCGTCCATCGCCAAATTCATGACGGGCGCCACCGGCAGCGACATCGCGGCCCCGCTCCCAACGGTCACCGCCAACAGCTACCTCAAGCGCCCGGGCGGCGCGGCACCGCTCGGCATCCTCGCGCCACTGCTGGCCAGCTTGAAAGGCACCACGCGCCGCATGGGCCCCGTGGCGCAGCCTCACCCCACCGTCTGCGCCGAAGGCAACAACAGCGCCGTCGTGGCGCCGGTGCTGACCTACGCTCAGCAGGGAGGACGCTGCCGGTCGATCGAGGATCCGCACCACACCATCTGCGCGAGCAAGAAAGATCAGAACAGCATGATCGCCGCGACGATGGTGCATGTCGGGAACGGCGAGCGGAAAGGCCAGGCGCCCCGCGCGCTCGATATCACCGCGCCGCTGAACACGGTCGTAGCGGGCGGCGTGAAGCAATACCCGGTCGCGGCCTTCCTCGCCCAGCAGAATACCGGCCTCGTCGGGCACCACGCAACGGCGCCGCTCTCGACCATCGTCGGCAAGGGCTGCACCCAGAGCCCGGTCGCCGCATGGCTGGCGAAATACTACGGCACCGGCGACGGTGCACCCGCCACCGAATCCATGCACACGATCACCACCAAGGATCGCATCGCGCCGATGCAGGCCGAGCTTGCAGCCCCGCCCTTCGACGACACCCACGCGCCCCGGGCGCGCCAGGTGGCCGAGTTGCTGCGCCAGCATGGCCTCTGGGATGACCGCGAGTTCGTCACCGTCAAGATCGGCAGCACGTCCTTCGTCATCGTCGACGTGGGCATGCGGATGCTCACCCCGCGCGAGCTCTTCAACGCGCAGGGTTTCCCAGCCGACTACGTGATCGAGGGCGTTTGGCACGAGCACGACGGCGCGTGGGAATTCGAGGCCTTCCCGAAGGACGTGCAGGTTTCCTGTGTCGGGAATAGTGTCTGCCCGCCGCTGGCCGAGGCGCTGGTGCGGTCGAACTGTGCGCACCTGGTCGAAGCTGAGGAGGTAGCGGCGTGAGCGTTTTCACCACCAAAAGCCCCGGAATGGGGCAAGTGTCCAAACCGGGGCGACTGGTAAAACATAATCAATGGCTTCAATTCATTGCCCTCCCTCTCAGCACCGGCGAAATTCCGGCGTTCGTGACCAAGATGTCTGCGGGCTCGTCAGTCCACTCACGGACCTCGTTCACCCTGCGTCACTTTCTTGCCTCAGTCGAGAAGGCTCATCCCCAGATTGCTAAGATTCCTGTGGATAACAACCGCCGGAAAATCCGCTCTCTAGATGTGGTGGGGTTGGCAGCATGACCGTCTATGTCGACGACATGTATCGCTCCCAGATGGGCCGCTTCCGGCACATGAAGATGAGCCACATGATCGCGGACAGCACCGACGAACTGCTCGCCATGGCGGACCAGATCGGCCTGAAGCGGAAATGGCTACAGAAGGCCGGAACCGCAGACGAGCATTTCGACATCGGCATGGGTCTCCGCGCCAAGGCGGTCGCCGACGGTGCGGTCGAGGTCACCATGCGCGAGCTCGCGATGAAGTGCCAGGCGCGGAGGTCACCACCATGACCGATCTCCTCGCCGCCTTCGTCATCATCTGCGCCGCAATCCGCCCGGTCCACATGCTGATGAGGCTCCCCGCCGCCAAAGCGCGCCGCCGCGCGATCCAGCAGTTCTACCAGTCCAGCTAACCCCGATAGAAGGAGCCAGAGGCATGCCCCCCGATCGCATGACCCATGTGCAGCCCGCCGAGTTCGCCCTCGAGGCCCGACCTCTGGCATATGTCAGCGCGAAGACGCTTGGCGTCTTGATGGACATCTCCGAGAGCACGATCTGGGACTGGACGCGCAAGGGCCACTTGCCCAAGCCACGGAAGATGCCGAGCGGTGCGACCCGATGGAAGTGGTCGGAGGTTGAAAAATTCATCGATGGCGCGGCAGAATCGCCCGACGATGCCGATCCAATCCTGAGGGCGAGCCGTGGCCGGTGACATCCGCCTTGAGAAGTATGTTCAGCGCAAGGTTGCGCGGGGGAGGGAGTACTTCTTCTTCCGCGTGGTGCGTCAGGGTCAGGAGCTCCGCCGCCCCCTCCCGCATCCGTTCGATGCTGAATACCGCGCAGCTTATAACGCGGCGCACCACGAGGCCTTCGGCACCGTCCCGGGAGAGTTCGAGAGCCCAAAGGCCATCGCCCGCCTCATCAGAGACCACAAGGACAGCGCGAGATATGCAAAGCTGCCCAAGGCCAGCCGCCTCCTTCGGGACTACGCTCTAGACTTGATGGCCGACCGCTGGGGCGCCTTCGACGCTGACCAAATCCGACCCATACATGTGCAGGCGGTCTACGACAGCCTTTCCGAACGCCCCGCAACTGCGAACCGCCGCCTTGACGACATGAGCGCAGTGTTCAGCTGGGGCAGGACGAGAGGCTTTGCAGACGACAACCCCTGCCGCCGGATCGAGCGCGTGCAAAGCGAAGAGAGCTACGAGCCATGGCCTGATGACCGGCTCGAAATCCTGATCGGACAAGGCAAACGACACATCGTGAAGGTCGCCCTAGTCGCGCTCTACACCGGGCAACGCCGCGCTGATGTGATCGGCATGTGCGAGACCCAGATTCGAGACGGCATCTGGACCATCGAGCAGGGCAAGACCGGCAACCCGGTGACTGTCCCGCTGCACCCAGTCGTTCTGGCGATCATTGAGGAAGAACGTGCATCACGGCGCAAGGCTCAGATCGTCGCCCCGGCTCTCCCGCTCTTGACCAACAGCCGCGGCAAACCGTGGGGAAAAGGCTTCGGCGCCTCTTGGACCAAAGAGCTGATCCGTCTGAAGCTGAGGCCACAGTCCGTCGAGGAAATCGAAGCCGGGCAGTTCCGCCCGACCTTCCACGGACTGCGCACGACGAACGCAACAGTCATCGCGAACACCGTCGCCAGAAGCCCCGAGCTGTTCGGAGGCATCCAGCGTGTTCAGGCAATGCTCGGGCACCTGTCTGAGCGCATGTCGAAGCACTACGCTAGACGCGCGGAGGTTGAGCACATGAACCGCGAGACGGTGCTACTGCTACCAGACTTTGGGAAACAGAATCCCGAAATTGGGAAACATGAAGACGGTGAGACCGCTAAGTGA